ACACAAAGGAGACTAAACTGAATTACAAGCAATACTATAGCAGTAATAAGGTTTTACAAGAGGCTCACAAAAAGAATACGGTTATTCACCGTGAAATCTTAACTATTTGCCATTCAGCTACAGAGCTTACATATCAGGAAACAAAGTACTTATTCCAATATGAGGTACTTGAGAAAGAAGAATTCCTAAACGGGAATATCTTAGGTAGGTTTTACAAAACAAAGTAATATGCGTTCAAAAGAAAAGGCTGAAGAGATCTATAAGAACTCTCTAAAACTTCACGGCCCAGAAAAAGCAAAGACAGAAGCATTGAACTCTGCTCATGCTGCTAAAGCTCTTGCTCCTATGGTTCATTGGGACTATTGGGAAAGAGTAGTAAATCACATAATTTCAAGATAACTATGACAGAATTAGAAATGACAGGCCTCTTAGTTAAGTTGGCCAATGAAGGCGTGACCGGACTTTTAGTAACTTATTCAGGTGGTGGAGATTCAGGTGCTATTGATGATATAGTATATACCACAGACAAATTAGATGAAGATGATGAGATTGCAATTGATCAGATTGATTCAATAGATACATATAGTCCAAATGCTAAGTATCTGCGTGCTTTAAGTTATAGTATGAATGATGATCTTAATGACTTTCTATCTCAGTATATTCTAGATGGTATTGAAGATTGGTGGAATAATGATGGGGGTTATGGTAAAGTAAGTATACTTGTACCTTCTGGTAAGTATAAAATCAACAATAGCATTTACATTACTCATACTGAACTAAGAGTTGGATTGCGCATTCTAAACACAGAATGTTCAGACACCACAGTGAAGGTATCTTTGAATGTGAAAGAATCTTTGGTCCATACATTATTAACTCTAATGGAAAGAAAGTATATACAAGGTATATAGGTGAACAGCATGTCAAAGAAGACTGCAACGGCTATATTCCTACGGCAAAAGAGTGGGTTGACAACATTAATAAGCCCACAGAATGGATGATTAAAACGTTAAAAATTGAAGACTGATGAATTTAAACAAGCAAGAAGCAGAGACACTTCTAAACATGTTGACCTCTGAAGACAAAGACAATGCATATGTAGCATTCCAGGCAATCAATGCATACAAGTTTAAGAAGGATGAAAATGGGTATTTAGCGTATCTGTATAAGTTTGGTAAGCCAGACAAGTCTCAATGGGAAGAGCACTCACCGGCTGCATTCAAGCAGTTGAAGAAGCACTTTGACATGGATCAGCCACTAACATATGCTAAGGCATTGGCTATCATGATTGAGAACAAGAATAAAAATGAGATTGTAAGCATGTTTTTGGAAAGACATGTGAAGCAACTCGCATCAATGTTAGATACTATGGGGTACCCCGTAGACAAATTAGACATCAATATAAAGTTGAAAGATGAGTAAACATGATCAACTGGGTAAAGCCAGCAAAGAGTTGATGTGGAAAGAGCCGTTTTATGGTTTCTTTCTTATCATGCTCAACAAGATTTGGACTAATAGAGTTCCAACAGCAGGTGTAAGCAAGAATGGTATTAACTATCAGCTTGCTATCAATGAAGATTTCTGGAGTAACTTACCAGAGAATCATCGTGTAGGTTTACTAAAGCATGAGCTATTGCATATTGCTTTCTTCCACCTGACACAGTATTTTAAGTTCCCTGACCATAAGTTGGCTAATATAGCTATGGACATGGAGATCAATCAGTATATTGACAAAGATTATCTTCCTGAAGGTGGTATCAACATTGATGACTATCCTGAGTTGAATCTTGAAAGAATGGCAGGCTGTAGGTATTACTATGAACAGCTTAAAGAAGCCAAAGAAGATAAGAAACAGAATGGTACTTGTGGTTCTCCCAACATGGATAAACTACTTGATGGTGTAGAACAAGGTCAAGGTACTATTACTATTCAATTGGGTGGTAATGGTGCTGAAGGTGAAGTTCAAGTTCCAGAACATGGTACATGGGAAGAGTTTGAAGATTTGTCTGAGGCAGAGCAGAAACTAATTGAACAGCAAGTTCAAAGAATTCTTACTGAAGCCGCAGAACAAACTGTAAAGAAGAGAGGTACTGTACCGGGTAACATCCAACAGCTACTTGAGAAACTCCAACAATTGGAAAAGCCAAAGTTTGATTGGCGTGGTTATGTAAGAAGATTTACAGGTACATCTACTAAGATCTTTACTAAGAAGCTTAGAAGAAAAGAGAATAGAAGATATTCTGACAATCCAGGTCTGAAGATTAAGATGAGACAACACATGCTGTTGGCTATAGATACTTCAGGTTCTGTAAGTGACAATGAACTTAAAGAGTTTATGAGTGAGATTTATCACATTCATAAGTGTGGTGTAGATGTAACCATCATACAGTGTGATACATCTATTAAATCCATTGAACCATTTGATCCTAAGAAAGATCTTGTAGTTCATGGAAGAGGTGGGACTGAATTTGATCCCGTCCTAGAATATTATAACGCCAATCTTAGAAAGTATACAAGTCTTGTATATTTCACAGATGGTGAATGTTGGACTAATGTTCAACCAAAAGCACCTGTACTATGGGTGCTGTCTGAAAGATCAAGTATGAATGATAGCCTTCCACATTGATGAATTAAAGGCGTTTTTGGGACATATGGTTAAGAATAACCAGTTCATTCAAGCTCAGGGCAAAGTTCCTGTAGCTGTAAATATTGAGGGTGATGCTGGTCTTGGTAAGACTTCATCTCTAATGCAGTTGGCTAAAGAGATGAACATGGCTGTTATTAAGCTTAACTTGAGTCAGATTGAGGAGTTGGGTGACTTGGTTGGTTTTCCATTCAAAGAGTTTGAAGTTGAGAACAAAGACGGTGCTAAGAAATGGGTTCAAGAAACTTTGCTTGAGACATATGTCAAAGGTGGATTTAGACCTACAAGCCAAAGTAGAATGTCACATGCTGCTCCTGAATGGATTCAGGGACAACAAGAGGGTGGTTTTCTAATCTTGGATGACTATACTCGTGCTGACCAAAGATTTATGCAAGCCACTATGGAGTTAATTGACCGGCAAGAGTATATCTCATGGAAGCTACCAAAGAACTGGCATATTGTATTGACTACCAATCCGGACAATGGTGACTATAACGTTACTTCTCTTGACATAGCTCAGAAGACCAGATTTATCTCTACTGAGGTAAAGTTTGATGCTTCTGTATGGGCTCGTTGGGCAGAATCAGTTGGTATTGACGGTAGATGTATTAACTTCTTGTTGATGAATCCAGAGGTAGTAACTACTTCTGTTAATCCAAGAGCTATTACTACTTTCTTTAACTCTATTAGCTCTATTGTAAAGTTTGAAGATGAGCTACCGGTTATCCAAATGATTGGTGAAGGTTCAGTAGGTCCAGAGGTATCTTCTCTATTCACTATGTTTATCAATAATCAGATGGATAAGATTATTCCGCCACATGAGGTTCTTACTAATGCTAGTGAGTCTTATGTTATTGGTGCTTTGAACTCTGTGATTGGCGCAGGAGATAATTTCCGTGCAGATATTTCTAGTGTAATGGCTACTCGTATTATTAACTATTGTCTAGTGCATGCACAAGAGAAATCTGTTCCAGATGCAATGGTTAACCGTATGATTAGACTACTTACAGACTGTGATTCATTCTCTGATGACTTAAAGTATTTTATGGTTAAAGAGATTGTCAATGGAAATAAGACCAAATGGCAAAAACTAATGATGAATGCACAGGTAGTGAAGATGGCTGTCAAGTAAAACAAACGTAAAACAGTTCCCCTCCAAAAGGAACTTCTTACTATTCTAAAACAATGATAGGGCAGGGTAATTCCTGCCTTATCTAATTTAATCAAAGCATGGAAACATATTTAAAATTTGATTTTGATATTCTCAATAGAGATTTCATGGATACAGCTCGCTTAAAAGATTTTAAAGTTGACCTAAAAATTGAAGCCCTTGAGGGTGAATTTGGTAGTCAATTTAAGTTTGAAAATGTTGCTGCAGATGTTGATCTTCAACAAA